CCCCCTGTTTGAAAATATTTAAATATTTCGTATTTCTTGATTCCTAAATTATAAGAGAAATCTCTAATAAGGTCTACAAATATGTATTTAAAATAAATAGTATATATCATATCTAGATGTATATAAATAATTAAGAGAAAATATATATAATTAAGAGATAATTAAGAGATAAATAAGAGTTTTTTAAGAGTTTTTTAAGAGTAAATACAAAAAATAATATAGTTTTTATAGTATATAATTATGGTAAATTATCAATGTTATAGGTGTGGATACAGCACAAACGACAAATCAAAGATTACTGTACACTTAAGACGTAAATTCATATGTAATAATACATTAAATAATATTACTTTAGATGTATGTAAAAAATACATATTAGAAGGTTTGACTTTTGAGGAATATTTAAATAAAAATAAAAATAAACAAATAATGAGCCATAATGAGCATTATGTGAGCCAAAACGAGCAAATTAAAATAGATGATACTACTAAATGTTTGTATTGTAATAAGATCTATAATCATGTACAATCATTAAATAGGCATTATAAAACATGTAAAGAGAAGAAGACAGATGATGATGTAAAAGATTCTATGAATAAGTTAGTAACCTTATTAAATGAACAATTAAATGAGAAAAATGAACAATTAAATGAGAAAAATGAACAATTAAATGATTTCAAAAAAGAATTAACAAAACGTGATGATAATTTCAAAAAAGAATTAACGAAACGAGATAAAGAATTAACGAAACGAGATAAAGAATTAAAAAAAGAATTAATAAAACGAGACAATGAATTAATAAAACGAGATCTACAAATAGACGAGTTAATAAAAAAGGCAGGTATAATAAACAATATAAGTACGACAAATGTCCTAAATAATATAAAGTTATTAAGTTACAGTAAAACAGATCGAAGTCATTTAACAGATAAAGACATAATAAAATGTTTGAAACATTCTAATTTTTGTATACCACATTTAATAGAGAAAATACATTTTGATAAAAATAAACCCGAAAATCACAATGTATATATATCAAATTTAAAGAATAAATATATTATGATATATGATGGTAATAAATGGATATGTAAAGATAGAGATGAACAATTAATGAATTTAATAGATGACAATGAAGGTATATTTGAGTATAAAATAGAAGAGTGGATAGAGAATGGGAACAAGTTTCCAAAGATGATGAATAAATTTAATACTTATGTTGGAATAAAAGAGAATAATATTGTGATAAATAAAATAAAAGATGAAATCAAAATGTTATTATATAATAATAGAAATATAATTAATAAAGAATTACTAGAATGAAATCGTATCAGGTTTAATTATAGAAATAATAATATTTAAATTTAATATGTTGAAATATCAAGATAAAGATAAAGTAGAAATAGGAGTAGATGAATGTGCAAGAGGTGTATTATTCGGTAGAATTTATTCGGCAGCAGTATTATATCCAAAAGATGGTATGCCTGAAAATATAGAAAGTATAATTAATGACTCTAAAAAATTAAGTGCTAAAAAAAGAGAGTATATTTATGAAAATTCAATTAAACATGTAATATATTCAGTATCTTATGTTGACAATAATGAAATAGACGAATATGGTATTCAACTAGCAAACTATAAAGTATTTCATAATGCAATTAATGGGTGTAATATTAAACCAGATAAAATATTAGTAGATGGTAAATGTTTTAAGGATTATCATTATAATGATAAAAAAATAGATCATGAATGTATAATTAAAGGCGATACAAAATATTTAAGTATAGCATTGGCATCTATTATTGCAAAAGTAGAACATGATAGATACATAAAGAAGTTAGTAGAAGATAATCCAGAATTAGAAAAATACGATTTATTAAATAATATGGGATATGGGACAAAAAAGCATATAGATGCAATACAAAATCATGGTTATACGTCACATCACAGAATGAGTTATAAAATTAAAAAATTGATTAATTAATATATTGTAAATAAATATATTAATTAATGCCTTCGGGCACATTAAATGACACGTAAGCTCATAAACAGAACTTATTAATATATAAAAACGCTGTATTAGAGAAGTATAATTTATTAAATTATATTCCTTGATTATCAGTATATGATTAATTGAATAAATTAATTTTATGAACTAAATAATCCATTTCATCTTCTGACATATTGGCTAATGATGGTAAATATACCAATGAATTATTAAATTCTTTATCGATTTCTTTATTATCAGAAATCATATAACTTTGATGAAATATATCATCTCATAATCTTTATGTTATCCATATCTGTTAAATCAAATGTAATTCCACAATTTTGACTTGTTATTTCTTTCTCATGGTTCCAACAGGGTGTATATGCAATTGTTTGCCAGTTTTTATAATATCTATCTAAATATTCTTCGGGATTACTTATTCCATTTACTACTAAATTACCAAATTTATATTCAATTATATTGTCATATTGTTCTCGTGTATAATAATCAAGATGAGAAAAATAATTAGCACTTAAAATTCCCGGTTTATATTTTTTAATATATCTATTATCTTCTAATTGTACAACAAATATATCGATAAATGGAAATTTCCAATTATAACCTGTTTCTGAACCACTGTTTTCATAAATTTTAAGAAAAATTGGCATCTTATCATCAAAATTATTATGATGATACTCAAATAAAGTTAAATTCATACTAGTTAAATCTGTTTTCATACCATCTGATGACAGTTTCACCAACTGACTGTTATCGATATCTATATCTATATCGTCGTCCCATGGAATCATTTCGTTATGTCTAATAGCACCTAATAATGTACCATATGATATTGTATATTTAATATTATGCTTTTTAAATAAAATAAGTACTTTTTCTAATAAATTTATTAACTTATTTTTAATTTCAGGCGATGTATAATATTCTTTAATATTTCCACCAAATTGAGAATAATTAATTTTATATCTCATATATATATGAAATATAAAATTAATTATTCTAAAAATAATTATTACGGAGGTTCATCAAGTGATTGGACCATAGAATTAGATAAAAGATTAAATGCACTTGATCAAAATGCATTAGTAGAGAGAAATACAATGTTAGGTAATTTTTATAAAAAATTAAAGATTTTATTTACCTTCATTCAAAATAACAAAATTCCTATTTTTATGAGAATGGGTGGATTAGTTATGACAATAAGACATAATGGTTTTATAGATAAGGGTGGTCTAGAATATTATCATGGTTATGATAATGATATGGATGTTTATTCTATGATAACTGATCGTGAATTACTTATAAGTATATTTACAAATTCTAAATATAAATTTATTGAAAGTGAAAAATGTAGAGATATGATTTTAAGAGAAGGTGGTCCCGAGAATCTAGAATATTATGAAAATAAAAAATATATTAATTTAGATCATCCTACCGGCTATTATGTATATGAAATATCATCTAATACAAAAATAATAGATGGTACTTATTTATATAATGATGGTGTCAATATAATTGATATTGTAAATTATAAAAGTACTATCAATATTGAGAAGAATCATTATAAAACATATCCAGAGTATGGTGAATATAAATATAAAAAAGACGATATTTTTCCATTAAAAACACATTCTTTTTATGATTCAATAGTGAATGTTCCAAATAATGCGAAAGATGTATTAAAAACATTTTATGGTAACGAAATTTTTAGTAAAGTATATTCATATATTCCTACAACAGATGGTGGTCACATTACAGACAAATATGATATTTATGAAACCGCACCACCTGTTAAATTAATTCTTTAAGTAAATTTATACATCTTTCCGCATTCTTTCCATCTTGTTTACCAAATATATCTTCAATAGAATAGTTACTTCCACAGTGTATAAAATTACGTTTAACTTCAGTATTATTTATTTTATTTTTTAAATCGTTATAATCTAATTCGATAATATTATCTAATTGTAAATAAGGTTTTTCTAAAAATATTGCATCCCATGACACACCACTTTTTTTATCACACAGTAAAAAATCTGTTGATAAAATTAAATTCTGCAATATATACATATCATCTTTAAAATCTAATATATTTTTATCAGATTTATTAAATAATTCAGAATATTCTTCACGAAATACAAATTTTAAATTATTTGATTTATTTTGTACTATTTCTTTTGCTACCTTTATTTTATGTGTAGGTGATTTCATCATATTAGAATGAAATAAAATTATTACATTAAAATCATTTGATAATTTTATTATATTATTTCTCATCGCAAATAAACTAGATTTTATACTCCATGATGGTGCATAAAGTATTGTTTTTTTTGTTTTATCATTTATTAAATATAAATTTTTTATATTATCTAATCTAGGATATCCCATACATTTAATTTTATCTAAATAAATATTATAATATTTTGATATATCATCTTGAATTAATTTACTGGGAACAAATATATAATTATAATATTTATTATAATACATTAATCCATCTTTTGTATAGTCATCATGTGATATAATACTATCATCACATGAATTTTCAAATATATCATATCCATATCCATGTCCTATATAAATATTTTTCCATGGCCCTTCCTCATAATTTAATTCTGTATATAAAATAAAATCTGGATTGTATATTTTTAGTTCATCATTATTTGTTAATATTTTAGCATTGCCATTTAAATATGATGGAATAGTATCATTATATGAAGGATAATATATTGGCCCATCATGTTTTTTATATATATTATATAAAAAACTAAATTGAGATGTATTTGTTGTTAAATAATAAACAACTTTCATATATAAATTATATTATATTTTAATTTTATAAGCATTAAATCTTAAATCTTTTTGAAACGTTGCTTCTTTAATTTCATATCCTGGAAAGTCATTTATTGTATATACAGTATGATTAAATACTCCTTCATATTTATATTTTTCCTCTTTCTCTATTCTAGTTGTATGTCTTATATTTAAAATATAAATTATACATCCTTTTTTTGCAACTCTATCTATTTCCTTTAAAACACTATGCATATAATTAACATCATTAAAATATTCAAAACACCCATTCGCAAATACCTTATCAAAATAATTGTCTTTAAATGGTAAATTATTTGCTTCACAATTATAAACTTTACATTTTGTCAATTTAATTGCTTTATTTATTAATGATCTGGAATAATCAATTCCCAAATAATTACATTTATTTGATATTTCTTTACCATATAATGCTGTACCACATCCTATTTCCAATAAATTATCTGATTCATTTATATTTAATTTATTATAAATATCATTTAATGTATTCGAAAAGTCATTGCCAGTTTCTTCATATCCATTTAATAAATAATGATTATCACTATTCATATTACCTTTCTTTTCCCATATTTTTTGCCACTCATTTACATATTCAGTATTTAAACTTTTGCTATCTAATTCCTTTAATAACAATGATGTACTTATACCTTGATTATAATCAATCCATTTCATTTTATTCATTTTAGTAGGTATATCAAAATATTTCTCTAATTTATTTAAATCATCTATATCTGCATATGCATGTACAACTAAATCAATATTATTATTATTAATAAAATCTTCAGTTATTGATTCATAAATAATAACTTCGTCTACGTATCTACATGATTCTATAAATTTAATTCTATCCTCTTCATTATAAAATGGTTTTCTTTTATATTCTGTAGACTCTTCATCTGACATTACACCCACTAATAAGTATACATCATCATATAATTCTTTAATTTTTTTAAAATGTTTTACATGACCATTGTGAAATAAATCCCATACTCCATCACAAAATATTTTCATATATATATGAAAGATATATAATAATAGTTTGTTTTATGTATGAAATTGATATATACAAAGAAATAGGTAGATCTATTAGTAGTAATATGAAAAAGTCAAAGTATCCAAAATTATGTTTATTTATAAGTATAACAGTTGTCTCTCCAATTATTTTATTTTATATATACTAGAATTAGTTTTTTTTTGTTGCAAGGATCTAACATGTACTTAATGTTTTGAATCTGTTTATACATTTTTCTTTTTGACCCAGCGTAACGACCCATTTTTATTCTTATCAACAACGTACATATTACCATCGTTACCAATTTTTTCAGTTCCTTTTTTAAATATAGTAGCGGTAACAGTTGGCGAAGGTCTTACTTTAGGTTTGTTTTTTTTAATTTGAGTGATATTTTTACATATCCTTACAATATTTTTTTTAGATTCGGGTAAATTCATATTATTCGGTCGGTATAATATATACCAATCTTTTGGATTTTTATATAGTTTTGTTGTATCAAAATCTTGAGCATAATATGAATTAGCAGGACGATAGTCAATATATGTGAAAATGTATTGATTCCATAATTTATGTTTGGAACCAGATGTTTTTACACGTTTATAATCAAAGTCCTCATACGTCAAAACCATCCCTTTGCATTTAGCAAGTTTCCAACATTCAGTGTGCAATGCTAAACCATCAGCCATTGTATCTAAATTGTAACCCTCTTTTTTAGTTTTATGTGAAAATCCTACATTACATGCTATTTCAATAAAACCATGACGTGCTTTGTTTTCAGGAAGTAAAATCGTTGCCATTTTCATCCATTTAGTTTTTTTTATTATTTTTTTAAATTCTATCGTCAAATCATCTGTTGATGACGAATCTGAAGATGATTCTAAATCATCTATAAATGGTGAATGAAAACATAATCCACAAACTGGACACCATGCATCCCAGCAACCCATATATATATTAAGAATATATAAAAGATATATAAAAGTATAATAATAGTTTGTTTTATGTATGAAATTGACATATACGAAGAAATAGGTAGATCTATTGGTAGTAATATACAAAAGTCAAAGTATCCAAATTTATGTTTATGTTTATTTGTAAGTGTAACAGTTATTACTCCGTCAATTATTTTATTTTATATATTTATTAGTTAGCAGCATAATAAATCTTCCATTAAAGTAATAAATAAATTATATATTTAAGTAGTTAGAACAATATCAGAACAATCTCTAGTAATTACATTTTTTGGAAAACGACTATCAAATGGATTTAATGTTTTTGTTATTTTAATGTTATAAGAATTATCATCATTCATTCTTGTAACATAGCCAAACATACCGTTCCATGGTTTGGATATAACTTCAACAACTTCTCCAACTCGTGGACGGAATATATCTATTATTTCATATCTAAAATCTAAATTAAATCTATTATGATAAATATAGTTTAATGCGTCGTGACTAGAATACGGTCTAGAAATAATGGATGAAATAATAATAAAAAGACATAGTGCATATGATGTAGAAAATATTATATCATAGTTTAAATCGAGCATTTTATATATTTAAAATCAGTTTATTTTTAGAAATTATAATATCAATTTTTTTATATGTTAAGATAAAAAAATCAGATGAATTCATTAGAAGTTATTTTCTTAGTATATATAACAAAATAATAATTATTATTAATACAATTAACTTTTGTGATATTCCAGATCCTTCAGGTTCTTTAATTGGATCACTATTTTCAATTAACCGTATTCGTTTAACGGGTGGTGGTGGCGGTGGTGGTGGCAATGATATTGATTCTGATTGAACTGTTTTTTTAGATGTAATTTCTTTAGATGGTTTTTCAACATTTGGGTTGTTAATTGTTTTAATAATATTATTAATATTTTTTGGTCCACCTGTTAATTTTAATTTCTCATCTGCAGCTTTTTCTTCATTTTTTAATTCATCTATAGTAAAATAAGTAGGAGAATTATATTCTTTTTTACTTTTACCAGGAAATATAGAAATACTTGGATCTAATAAAATTGTTTCTGATGACATTTCTGAATATTTCGTATGTTTAAGTTCATATGTTTCCTCTTCCTCTATTGTTTTTTTATATTCTTTAGTATTTGTGATGGATGCCGTATTTGATTGTGTAAAACTATTCATACCCTTTGGACCTGGTATTGGTTGTACATCCCAATTAATTGCTTTCGCACATTTACCATCTTTTTCATGACATCCATATGGATCAGATCCTTTAGAACAGTCACACATATTACTATCAACGAATGCTTTTCTAACTTTACCGGATCCTTGTTTACCATACCAATAACATGGATTATTACATAATTTATCTGCAGTTTCTTTAGTTAAATGTTTATTATTACACGATCCACTAAATAATTTCCATATACCAGTAGATCCCCATCCAGTACTAACCAATATATTTTTAATTGAATAATTATATTGACTAATATTAGTTTCCATTAATTGTTTTTCATTTAATATATGTTCTTTACCAACTTTTAACTTATTATCTTTCCACGATATCCAAAACTTTTGTGGTTTCTGTGCAAATAAATTAAATGCTTCTTTTGGAATTACTTCCCATGAATTAGATCCAGGTGTTTTCCAATATAATTGTAGTACAGCATGGCCTCCCCATTCATACCAATCTACTTCAAATTTATAACTACCTAAATCTAATTCAACATTATTACTTTCATGATATGTAGGTGCTTGAGGACGCCAAGAATTGATAATATTAATATCTGAAATTTTAATTCTAACTCCATCGTCGGTTCTAACTCTAAATTTATAATTACCAGATTTAGGAACTTTTATAAAACCTGATATATTTAATCCAACACGATCTTTTTTGTTGGAATTTAATACTTTACCATTACCCCACCAATAATTTATTGGTGAATTAAGTGTTTCTATTTTAAACGGTTCATTCGCAAATGAACCATTGGAATTTGTCACAACATAATATTTATATGTTAATCCCGGAACTAAATCTTGATTAAATAATTTTTCTGTATGTTCTACTAAACTATTTCCTTGATTTTGTGCTCTGATAACAGACTTATTATTATTCCAACCACCTAATATAATTTCATAATGTTTACCATCATGAGACGTGTCTTCTCCTAGTGCAATATGTGCATCATTTGTTGCATTTACTTCTATTAACACATGATCCATATTTGTTATATCATCCCCCATTTTTATATAATTATATTTATCTATGGTTTGTGTTATACAATGACTTGGGACGGAGTCATCGTCTGCCAAATAACGTATAGCATTATGCCTTGATCCGCCTTCATCTACAAAATCTGAACCACATCCAATTTGTCCTTTCATGCAATTATAAATTCTTCCTGACCATAAAAATTTATTTTCATCTTTATTTTTATCTTTAACATAATGCCACAAGACTTCTCCCGGCATTGACAATGCTCTTAAATCGATATCAACAGTTGGTGGACCTTTATCTTGTGAATTAATTTCCCCACTTTTACTTAAAATGCCGGATACTGGTAAATCATGGTTTAATGCCAATGCATTAATTTGTTCATCACTTAATTGTTTATTATAAACAGCTATATTTTTTACTAATCCATATAATCCCTCACTAGGACGCTGCGACCATCCCCCTATTTGAAATGGTTCCTTATTTTGTAATGAAATACCACCTGCGTCAATTTGACTAGTAGCTATTAATTTTCCATTTAAATATAATTTTTGTTCTCCACCTTTTTTAAAAGATCCCGCAATATGGTTCCATGTTCCTAATGAAAGTCTCGGTCCCCGCTGTCCCCTTCTATATCCACCTGGACTATATGCAACTTCCTGGTATAAATCATTACTACCTCCTAACCATAACCCATAATTTGCTGCACCCCACCAAGCTTTACCAATAATTCTTGTCCATCCAGTATTTCGTGTTTTATATACCCAACACATTATTGTATAATCCCCTAATAAATTATATTTATTTTCATTTGGTACATTCATATAATCACCATTAAATGAAAATTCTGTATCGTTTGCATATACATATATAGAATCTGGTCCATATATTGATGATGCATCGTCTTTTAATTCATTTTTATTTTGACCACTTACAATATTAATATCATCAAAAGGAACTAAAAATGTAGGTGTTTGATAAACAGTTTGCCACACATTAGGACCAACTTCTATGCTAAATCGATATTTTGATTTTGCTGATACTCTATTAATTGCATTCCATTCATATGGTACAGCTTCAGTTTTTCCACAATCTCTAGGAAATCCAACAGTTGGGTCATCATAATTACAATAATTCCATTTATTATTTGGTTTTCCACATGTTAAATTTATGTTTTTTCCACTTGCTTCTTTCTTTTCAAATGCATATCTATCTTGTTGTTCATCACCACATTTAAAATTAACTTTATAA